TTTGAAGATGAAGTAAAAGCTCAAAACAAAAAATGTTGTGCGAATATAACTAGAGGATGTCGTGCAGTTCTAGATCTTAATTATAATTATAGTAGTTGTGCCGAATGTTTAGAAAAAAGTCGAGTAAAAGATCGTGCAAGACATCAGACGAAAGTAGTAAATAATGTAGGTAATGTAATTTTTTAATTCGATGAAGTTACTTGCCTCATCGGACTATATTGTGGTTCCCAGTTTCCTCTACATGGTTTCCTACATTTAAATACCTGGTTATTTACGTTTGTACCCCACACATATTTTTTTCCTTGAGATATATTACGAAGTCCACCTCCTATTTTATTCCACACGCCTTTACCGTCATCTTCATGTCTCCACCATATTGATGAATCTATGGCATGGAGACCCCATACTACTCCTGGTTTTACTCTTTCTTTTGTGTTTTCATCTATTAGCCTTTTATGCGCATTTAATTTAGTTGTTAACCTCGATTCTGTACTATTTATTCTTGATGTTAGGGAATTGGTTGCACTATTTAGCCTTGAATTTAGCGTTGAATCTAGAGCAAAAGTAGAACCATTTCTTTTAGCAGTACCTTTAACATTAATATTGCCTTCTACTGTTAAATCACCTGGTATTTTCAAACTTCCTTTTTGAAGTTCTGTTGAAATATTAGCTAAATTTCTAATAGATTCAATATCTGCTTTATATATCTTGTTTACGTGATTTTTAATTTTTTCATCTAAATTATCCTCAGTATTAGCCATACTTTCTTTACCATATTTATTTTCACTATAAAGATAAATAATTGCAACAAATAATATTAACAATATTATGTTATATATTTTATTCATATAGTATAATCTATATTATTTATTTTTTATTTGAATATTATAAAGATTGAAATTTGTTATTTATATATATATATATAAATAACAATGATAAAGTGTTTGGGTAAGATTGGAAATACTGATATGTGTAAAAAAACAATTGTTGTTGATACAAAGTTTTGTAAGAATCATCAATATATGAATGATTATACAGATGAAATGTTAGCAGATACAATTTTATGTACTGGATGTAAAAAACATTTTTATTCTGCAGATAAAGCAAAATGTTGTAATAAATGTAAAGAGAGAACTATGAAATGTCGGGCTGAAAAACAAAAGGATGTTGTGGTTATTAAGTGTGAAAAGGATAGTTGTAAATACAAACGAAGTATTGAAAATAAATACTGTAACCTACATCAACGATGTTTATTTGAAGATGAAGTAAAAGCTCAAAACAAAAAATGTTGTGCGAATATAACTAGAGGATGTCGTGCAGTTCTAGATCTTAATTATAATTATAGTAGTTGTAGTGAATGTTTAGAAAAAAGTCGAATAAAAGATCGTACAAGACATCAGACTAAAGTAGTAAATAATGTAGGTAATGTATGTGTAAAATGTCAAAAACAATGCGATGAAAGTGAATTTATTGATTCGCGAAATAATAAAACTAAGAACTGTTTAAGCTGTCGAAAAAAACAAAGAATTCTAGATAAAAAGAGGGATGAAGAGCATGTTAGAGAGTTGTCTAGAATAAATTCAATGAAACCTGAAAGACAAGAAACTAAAAAAGAATGGCGAGAAAACAATTGGGAAAAATGTGTTGAATACTGGACTAAATACCGGTCAAAAAAAATAAATGAGGTTGGAATTGAGAACTATTTGGAACTTAATGCAGAAAATCACAAAAAATGGTTAGATAATAATAAAGACAAACATGAAGAACTATATGATAATAAAAAAAAAAGTAAAGGTAATCGATTTAAATATTATGAAAGATGTGCTATTCAAAAAGGTATTAATTTTGATTTGTCAAAAGATGAATGTTGTAATTTATTTGATAAATCATGTTATTATTGTAAACATAAAGACGATAATGGTTTTTTGAATGGAATTGATCGTAAAAGTAGTTATTTAGGATATATTAAAGATAATGTAGTTACTTGTTGTAAAATGTGTAATTATATTAAAGGTTCGTTGGGTCATAATGACTTTTTACAGATAGTTGACCATATACTTGTTTATAATCAGAAGATTGATGGCAACCTTGATTATGATATTATACCAAATAGATTTGCTTGTTCATATAATAAATATAAATATAGCGCGGTAGTGCGGTCAAAAGAGTTTACTTTGTCAAAAGATGAATATCATGTTCTTGTGAATGGAAATTGTTATATATGTGGAATTGGTACGTTTGATGATCATATAAATGGAATTGATAGATATGATAATACGATAGGTTATATAAAAGATAATTGTAAAACATGCTGTTCTACATGTAATTATCTAAAAAGAGATTATACATACGATGATTTTATTAATAAACTTGTAGAAATTAATGAAAATAAAATACCATTATATTATAATAATGGCGAATCCAATATGAGTGATGCTAAAAAACAAGAACACAAAGAAAATAGAATGAAAAATAAACAATCAAAAGAAGAAAGAAAAACGATTGAAACCAATAGAAAAGACTTGGCAAAGCAGACATTAGTAGATAAATATAATGATCCGCAATGGATTAAATCACATGCAATTGAAGTAGCTGAAAAACGTACTATTAAAAATTGAGTTGACATAACGAGGAAAATACCACCAAATGTGTGATTATAGATGTGTAAAGTTAATTTATTTAAAATTGAAATATAATTATAACAATTTTAATTATTTATTTATATTTATATTTATTTTTATTAGTTATTAGTTTAAATGGCATAACCATCGGAAAATATAAAAAATGGATTTTGCTTAGTTACTATACGCCAAACCTCCCATACCACTCATTACTCTGAAAACATTGTAATTTACGCAGTAGATTTTGCAAACACCACCGTTGGATGCGGTAGCAGAAGTGGTAACATTAAGAGTGGTGTTATCAATTCTTGAGAAATTGCAAGTACCAGAAGGTTGGTGATCAGCAGGTTTAAGAGCAAATGAGTATACGTTAACACCATCACAAGGGGTGATGTTGAAGTGTTGGTAAGGTTGTACGTAATTGAAGTAGTTACCGTCTCTGGTAGTAAATCTATCATGTCCATTTAATTGTAACTTAGCAGTGGTAATTGGGTTACCGGTGCAGTTAGGGTTAGTGGAATAGTTAAAGTAATCTCTGACAGTAATTTGTTTGGATGTGAGGAAAGCAGATCCATCAGCAGGTAAACCAGAAGAGGCAGTGAATTCAGAAACTAAAGTGTTTAAGTCTTCAATAGTAAGTGTATTTCTTAAGACAACAACATTGGCTAGAGTGGCATCAGCCATACCAGCTCCACCAGCTGATAGAGTATCAGCAAATAATACTTGTGCATCAACTTTAAGAGATAAAGTTAAAGCAATACCACCAAGACCAGTAGCGGTGGCTGCGGTATCTCCGATTTCCATGGTAGAATCACCCATGGATAAGGTATAACCACTACCAGCATCGTTAGCATCAAGAGATTGTCTAGTAGCTAACCAAATTTTCTTGGCAAATCTTTCTCTGGCAGCTTCCCAGTCACCATCAACAGCCCAGTCAATCCACTTTTGGGATTTTTGGTATCTGTCAAGACATGTGTTCCATACAAGGTATTTGGAAGGATGGTTGAAGTTAAGTCTGTATTTGTGAGATACGGAATCAAGAGTTTCGTCACCGGTAAATTGAACTTGTTCAATTAAGTATTCGTGAGCAGCTTGAGCAAATCTCTTTCTTTCTTCGGAATCAAGATAGACGTAGTCAATAAGTAAGAAAGCATCTTTCATGGCACTGTTGGTAACAGTAGGTGCGGTAGCACCAGTGTAGTTAATAAGATCAGAAGCTTCTCTAAGTTTGATGGTAACTCTGACATCGTGGTATTGTAAAGCAATTAATGGTAAAGCTAAACCGTTGTTTCTGTTGAACCAGAATTTAAGAGGAACATAAAGAGTTGTTTCATCACTGGCACTGCCACCACTAATCTTGGTTAAACCATCAACATTACCAATCATGTTATCTCTGGCTCTATCGTGAGCAATTTCTCTGGTTAATTCATCCCAGACATTAAGCCAATCACCGTATTGTTCATCAATCTTGGAACCACCAACTTCGACTTTGCATGATTCAATCATAGCAAAACCAAGTTTGTTTACCCAACCGTAGTTGGCTCTAACACCTTTGTCAATTTTAGCAACTAAGTACATAGAAGTGATTAAATCACCATTTCTGTTGACGTTGCAAGTAACGGTTCTGCCGAATTCGGCAGCACCTTGGAAGGTTTGTTGAATAGGTTCAACGGAAAAGTTAGTGTGTCTTCTGTAGACTACCTTGAAAAAGGTAATTTGAGGTTGCCCGGTAAGATAAACATCTTGTGCACCGTAGGCTACGAGTTGCATTAAGCCACCGCCCATATTAGTATATACTATAATAAGAAAAAAAATTTACAAAAATTAATTAATTACAAAAATTCTTATATATTTTTATAATTTGAAAATTTTTATATATTTTTATATATTTTTAAATAATAAATTTGAAATTTCTTATATATTTTTTTACTAAAGTAATTTTTACCCCAAAATCAAAATTTTTTATATTTTTTTATTTGCAATTATCTAAATTTTTAAAAATTCTTATACTTTTTCCACAAATATATGACAAATATGTAAATCAGATAAGTCACCTATTTAAACGAATCATATTAATAATTTATGTATTATATAATAAAAAAATTATAATTTATATATTATAAAATGGCACAAAAAATGAATTTAATATTAGATTTAGACAATACGTTAATAAACACATTCGATTTTAATTTTTATAATAATAAGAATATAGAAATAGATCATATGAATGATAGTACGATAAGCATACTACATCTTCCTAATTTTTTAGGACTAGTATATATTCGCCCACATCTCTTTGAATTTTTAGAGTGTATATTTACGTCCTTTAATATAAGTATTTGGACGGCTAGCAGTACACTATATTGTAGAGAGGTTTTAAAAATGATTCTATCTGAATTACAATTTAATGAAACAATTGTAATACTTGCAAGAGATAATAACAATTATGTTGACATAAAAACAAATAAGATTTATAAAAATGTAATTAGAAACAACATAATTCAAAAACCTTTAGACTTATTATGGAATGATATAGAATTATCTAAAAAATTTACAAAAGAAAATACATTAATTATTGATAATAATAATAATATATTAGTAGAAAATCCATATAATTCATTTGTTATTAAAGAGTTTACTTCAAAGTCAGTTAATGACACAACATTATGTACTTTAATAGAATGGTTAAAAATAATTCAAAATGTACCAGATATTACCGAAATAAATAAAGATATTTATAAATTATAACTACTTAAAGTTGATTTACAATATATATTAATGTCTAATTTCAAGATTAAGAAGAATAAAAAAGAAAAATTAGAGTACCGTGATTCTACAACCTTAGACAAGAAGCATAAAGAACATTCTATTATATTCAAAGAAGAGAAAGATAATTTACCCAATAAAATAGAAACGTTGGAAAAATTAGAAGAAGAGTTAAATATAATAAATAGCACAAAATCTTCATATAACAAAGAAGATGACGAATTAAATAAATTCTTAGAACAAAAAGCAATGTTATTAAATAATATTGATACTTTAAAGAGTGAAATAGAAAGTATTAAAGAAAATCAAGATGAATTAGATTATTATGACAAGACAGGTGAAATTATTTGTAGTTATTATATGATAAGAGACGAGAAAAAGAATGAATTTGCAGAAACAAAAAATATTATTGATTACTTTAATAATAAAAAATCAAATGTAGATAACGTTGAAATATCAAGAACAAAATTATTTGATCAATATTGTCAGCGTGTAGATGGAGTTAGAACTCTGAAAGATGACGGTTCTAATAGAATAAAATATTGTTTAGATTGTAAAATTGAAAAAATACTTGATATTGGTGAGTCTAGTTATGTATGTCCAGATTGTGGTGATAGCGAAGAAGTAATACTAGACGAGGATAGACAAATAAAGGAATATTCTCCTTATAAAAGAATTAATCATTTCAAGGAATGGATAAATCAATTTCAAGCAAAGGAAAGTACGGAAATACAAGAGCCTATTTTTTTGGATGTAATAAATGAGATTAATAAGAATAGAATAAAAGATTTAACAAAACTTGATAGAGATAAAATGAAACAAATATTAAAAAAGCTTGGTTATAATAATTTGTATGAACATATACCATATATAATTAATAAATTAAGTGGTTTAGAAGCCCCAAATATAAATAGACATATTGAAATGAAATTTATTGATATGTTTACTAAAATACAAGAACCATGGGAAATATTTAAACCATCAGGTAGAAAAAACTTTCTATCATATTCGTATGTACTACATAAATTCTGTCAACTTTTAGAATTAGATCATCTATTAATTAGTTTTCCATTATTGAAATCTGTTAGAAATCTAAAGGAACAAGAACAAGTTTGGGAAAATATATGTAAAGTGTTGAAATGGGAGTTTATATCGTCTATATAAGACTATCTAAAGTGATACACCTTATAATTACTTGTTGTATTTATAAGATGTCTTTTACTCATTCTATTATTAGAATATCTAAATATTAATATATGTATAAAAAGAAATATTTAAAATATAAAGATAAATATTTAGAACTTAAAAATAAACAAATCGGAGGTGTTAATCCATGTAAGAATCAATGTGGTTATAATGCACTACCAGGAATGGACTATTGCTGTAGAACATGTAGAGATTCACGGGGTATAAATCATGGTTTGTCGTTAACTCAAGGAACTCATCCTTCAAGAGTAGGACCATCAAAAGGAGCATCAGCAGGTGCAGGAACAAGTTCAGGTAGTAGAATATCATCAATTAGTTTAACAAACCCAGGAAAAACATTGCCTAGAATAATGGGAGGAAGTTCTCAAATTGGTGGACCTGAAGAATCTG